ATCATTAATCAACACTCCTAAAAGATAACAAGTTCCAGAACTAAGTGACCCCAATATAAGAGCATTGGCCAAAGTATATTCAAATGTAAATAGTTCTGTACATCCGTTTATTCCGAATAAAAAGACACCTACCCAGAAACCCATGCACATAGGGCAATGAAATAATTTTCCAAAACCTCCGAGCCATTGTTTTGAGGGGCGTATTTTATTGAATATTGAACCAAAGATTAAGATTTGTGTTAAGCCGTATGCAGTTAAGATAAAGTATATTAAATCCATGTTTCCTCTTTAAGTTTAAAATCTGGCATTTTTTTCTGCGGCAAAAATTTGGCAGATCATGTTTTTGAGTTCAACTCAACTACGAGCATTTCTTCAATCATTCGTTTAAGTTGGGATTCTGACATTCCTCTATTTGTTGGCGCCGTGTCCATCATATCTTGCACGTAGCTAGCTTCTTTATAGTCGTCGTCCTTCCCACCTTTCCAAGTTGAAACCTGACCTTTGGCAAGGTTAGTGTTTTTATCAATTGTTCTATCGATGGTATTTACATTCCCGGCAACATCTTGTGCTGTATCTGACGTTACAATAGCGTCGGGTTTGTCTATCTTAAAGCCCGACTGTGATGTGTTGGTTGCGTCAGTGTTTCTACCTACGGTCTCGCTACTAGCATATGATGTCGCTAGCTCCTGTTCGTTCAAAAAGCTTTGAAGCTCTTCTTCAATAATTCGTTTTAATTGTGTTACTGTTATTTTCACGGCTGTTGTTCCTTTTAAGCTCTATACATTCCTGTAAGGCCATAAGCAGCAGTGCTTCCAGGCCATCTGTTTTGTACACCCTTTCTTGGTTGGTGTGTTCTTTCTGCCCAATCTAAATCAGTTGAATATTCATCATCTGGTTCTAATAACCAATCACCAATATTGTCTTTATATTTCTCTTCTCGATCATAGAATGGTTGTTCTTCTTCAATAAATTTGGCAATGACATAAATCACCACTTCAATTGAATCAACTTCTGAATCTGCAGCTGGTGGAATATTTGCTTCTAATGAACCATAGAGATTTCCACCTTGTACAGAATCAAGAACAACTACACCTTTTTTAACAAGAAACTCAAATAATCTACTTTGTGTTGCGTATATATGATCGCCCATTTCTTCTTTTGGGAAAGAAACAATTTTAAACATTTGTGGCATGACAACTATGTCTATTTCTGGATGGTCAAATATAACAAAACTGCCATCAAGGGTTTTTCTAATCTTTAAATCAGCAGTAGCTTGTGGTAATTTTTGATCTTCACCTTCTGGTGGTTTGATTTTGATGTCAAAATCTGGCATTAGTTTTTTATCTCTTGTGTTAGGTGTTGTATTTTTAGTATTTGTGTTAACATTTCTTTATCAAACGGTTTGCTTTTAAAACTCTCAATTATGTTTAATACTTTGTTTGTTTTTTCAACCATCTCGGAATCATCTTTTATTTCTTCCTGATTGATTGATCTTTTAACTAATTTTTTCAGCCTGCCCAACTCCTCATTTAAAAAGATTTTTAGCTGTACGCCGTTATCATTAAATGAAGTAATATAGTTTTGTAAAAGCCTCTTTTGTTCCCCCAATAAGGTACCACCATACGCTTCATTAAACTTCTTAATAAAAGTTTTATAAACCAAATTTGTAGTTGGTGTTTGTTTTTGGTTGGAATTTTCGGTGGAGGTTAATTTCTCCAACAAGACATTTTCTAATAAAACTTTATCTTTGATGGAAACATCGTCATTAAAAATTTGAGCAATTGTGGCCAAGTTTTTATAGTTTGGAACAAAATTAGAAAAAACATTTTTTGATAAGTTTCTATTGATCTTTGAGATAAGTCGACTTTGTTCTATGAATAATTTTTTCTTATCTACTTTATCGTGAACCCTCTTGGCTTCTTGAATTAATTTTTCTGCAGTATGAGGGTCGAGTTCACTAGTTTCATTTAATGATTTATAAAGCTCTAATTCCTTTGCTAGTTCAGTGCCTTGTGTGAAATGTTCTTTAACTAAAGAAATGATAAAATTATTTCTTTGTGGCTGTTTGTTGATTACACTTTTTGCTATTTCGCGTACCAAAGCTTCATATAGAAAAGCTGTATTTCTTTTTTTATTGTGTTTTGCTTTTATCATCTTTAGACTCTAGCTCCAATATTATATTTTTAAGCTCGTTATTCATTTCCAAAATCGAGCGCTCTTGTTCATCATAATTAGTCTCGTTTTCTTCATAAATCGCATTTTTGCCTAAACCAAATAATTCCATAGCACCTTTGAAAAGATTCCTTTGTGTTGAGCTTCCTACTTCATCTGCCCATTGACCTTTATAATGCCTTCTTCTTGCGCCCATGTCTCTTGTATCATAAGTTACCGGCTTATACCATTTGCCCTTAGACTTGGATGTGGTAGAGGCTTTTGTTCTACCGAAAACATCTTTTTTATTTGTTTTATACCAGTCTTCTTCATCGCGTTTTCCTGGTGCTGCAATAAGGTTTGTTTCTTCTCCACCTTCTTCAGAAGCTATTGTTTCGCCCTCTCCCGCTTCTTCTTCTGGAGTGCCAGCTGGTAATTCTCCACCCTCTTCTGGTGGTGCGCCACCTCCTTCTTCTGGTGGTGCGCCACCTCCTTCTTCTGGTGGTGGTCCTCCTCCTTCTGGTGGCGCTCCCGGACCTCCTAGCCCCATTGCGCCTCCAGCACCTTCTGCTGCACCTTGCATTTGAGCCATTCCAGCTTGTACAACTGTTTCAAGAGCTGTTTGGAATTTCGCATCAAAGAACATATCCCTTTGTATGCGAATAGCTTCTTCGTCTGACAAGCCAAGGATCTTTTCCCAAACCCATCGTTTGCTGAAATATCCTTCAGTTGCTGCAGCGGCAGTATCGAACTTCATTCTCCAATGTTCAAGCTCTTGCAACTCTGCTAATTGTGAAGGATTGTTTAAAGACAAAGAGAACGAAACTAAATCATCACTTCTAAAACCCAAGGTGTAAAGGTGCACAACACCAATTTTTTCAAGCTCAGAAATTATTGATCTTTGTAATCTTTGAATCGTCCTTGCAAAACGAATATCTTTTTGAGCTAATGTGGTTTTATCTTCTTCGCCGCCTTCTCCACGAGCAAGATAAGATTGAGGTACTTTAAGTGCTGAGAATAATTTATCTCTCAAATATTTAACGTCATCAATGTCTCCAGTATAAGTTCCACCAGGGAGTGATTCTACTCTTGTGCTTTGCACCCCTCCTCGTACAGGAATAAAATAATCTTCATCTATGCTCATTGGATTGTAACGAAGATCTACTCGACCGGTATCTGCATCAACAACTTGATTTCTTTTCATGGATGTGATTACTTTTTGCATATATTGTTCAACATCGGGGGGATTAATCCCACCAACGTCAATATAAAAAACTCTTCTTTCGGGAGAGCGAACAATACGATAAGACATCATTGCATCTTCTAAAAGGGTTAATTGTCTCCAGATTCTTCTTGCAGGCTCTAGAACAGAAGTGCCATAAGGGGCATATTTGTCATTGCCTAAAATTCTGAAATGTGAAATTTGCCAATTCTCTAAAGTAATGCCACCGGTGTTCCATTGAAATTGTACATAGTTTGGATTTGCTTTGTCCTCGCCCTCTAACCTTTCTACTTCTTGCGACGGCAAACCAATCACGTTTGTTATACCAACTTCAGGATTTAAATCTAAATAAAGAAAAAAGTCACCATATTTACACATTGTTCGTGACCAGCCAAATAAATTAAATTCAACATTTAAGATATTGTAGTATAGGGCTTCTAAAATGCCTTTAATTTCTTCATTAGAACTTTTAATTGTCAACATTTTACGCAAACTATTAGATGTAGTCATTTCGTCCGCATAAATGTCTAATGCAGAAGCAATTTCAGGTGTATATTCCATTTGATCGAAGTCAACATAGCGTTGATTGCGATTTTGCTGAGACATGATGTTTGCTGATAAATTGTCAAAAGGGTTATAAGATAATCTTTGAAATTTTTGTCCTGCAACGTCTTTAAACCTACTGCCGTATTTGTCCAGCCTTCTTCTAGAGAGTTGTCGAGTGGTTTGAGAGCGATAATTAATCAAAGGACCGGAAAAGAGCCTTGTTAATTTTTTAAATAACGGCCACGATGAGTCCTTTGGGTTTTTATTTCTATTCGCCATTGTTTATCCTTTTAATAGCCACAAATGTTCTTCATATTGTTTTGCGGCTGCAGATTGCTTTTTGTCTAAATCTCGTGCCTTAGATCTTCCAAGCATGCCTGGTATAGTGGTGTCTAAAACAGAAGTACTTTTCATTATAGCACCTAACATGGCTTTTTTATAGGCAGAATCTCTTTGATTCTCTATAATTGCAGTATCTCTCACCCAACAACCTATTGCACATGCCATAATTAAGTCATCGTTGTATCCTCTTTGGGCTTCTGGTCGGCCATTGTTCCAAATAAAAATATCTAGCTCGGCTCTAAACCTTGAAGAATAGATGGTTATAATTTTATTCCTTATAAACTCTTCAAATTTGGCCACTAGAATAGGTCGTGTTTTAAGAGAGGTTGTAAACCCTGCAACTGTTCCAGATATAGATTCTGCTGTTATCTGATCGACATATTCATGAGTTGATTTAACTGAAAAGTATATATTTGGATATTCTCTTTCTATCAATTTATCCAAGACGGTAAACCCAACAGAGTTGTTTTCCACAACAACCATACAATCTCCATATTCGTGCCCTGCATTAAAAATCATATCAGAGAACATATCCGGAGTAACTTTTCCTTGATATTCAGCTATAACTTCCATGGTTTCTAGTTTAAATATATGAAAAACAGAATAATCTGCGCCATCGCCTCTTGCTACATCTGCAGAAAGTAAATAAGTATTTCCTGGATTGTATTCTTCCCATATCCAGTAGTTTCTATCAAAACCTGTTCTATATTTCGGCGGTTTAATCTGCTTATCAATCCTTGTAATGTCATCTGGATGTATAACTGTATCACCAGAAGCATTAAAGTT